CAAAAACAAATAGATCAGATATCAGAACAGCTTGCTGCTGGTATGTGTGAAGACTTTACTCAATATAAAAATTTAACAGGAGTGATAGAGGGGTTGACAAGATCTGTACATGTGGTAGATGATTATCATGCTACTGTTATGGAAAACCTTGAAGAAGATGCGGAGTAATTATTAAATGGTTCTTCAGCCCAATATGTCAAACTCTACACAGAATGACGAATGGATTACGGATGAGAAATCCCCAGATCCTAGTACTTTACCTAATGTTCCCGGTTATCATATACTTTGTCGCCCTTTGTCAATAAGAACAAAGACAAAAGGTGGAATTCTTATGCCAGATAAGTTTAAAGATGACATTCAATATCTGACAACTGTCGGAAGGGTTGTGAAGGTTGGTTCTTTAGCGTATAAAGATAAAGGAAAGTTTCCTTCAGGATCATGGTGTAGTGAAGGAGATTATGTGTGTTACGGTAAACATACAGGACAAAAGTTTATATATCAGGGAATTCGTTACTTACTTATATATGATGATCAAGTCATTATGACGATTGAAGACCCTGCTGATATAGACCCCATGTATTCACTTGTAGCGTAAGCGTAGAATCGCAACTGCGGAGAAAGATAAAATGACTGACGAAAACGAAAACGAATGGGGTAAGATTGAATTAAATCAAGCTCCTGAAGATTTAGAGGTTGAAGCTGAAGAAACTGTTGAAGTTGATCTTCAGCCTGAAGTTGAAATTGAACAAGAAGCATCTGAAGAAAAAGAACCTGAGTTAGAAGGAATTGAAACTAAAGGTGCTGAAAAAAGAATACGTCAGTTAATAAAACAACGTAAAGACCGTGACGAAGAGTTACTTAAAGCAAAAGAAGAATTAGTTGCTTTACGTCAACAGATGTCTGAAGTGGGTAAGATACGTTACGATTACGATGGTGCGTTAGCAGAAGCTAAAGAAGGTGAAGTAAACTCTAAACTTGAGAATGCACGTAATAAGTTTAAAGAAGCTTATGATGCAGGAAACAAAGATGGTGTACTAAGCGCACAAGAAGAGTTAGCGGAAGCTAAGACAGAGTTAAGGTTGATTGATCAAAAGAAACAATGGATCGAACAACAAAAGACACAATATCAGGAAGAAGAAGAAAAGAGACAGAAGCACTATGATGCTGCTCCTCCTGAGATAGACCCTCTTGCAAAAGATTGGGCTGAGACAAATGATTGGTTTGGTAAAGATCGTACAGCTACAGCTGTTGCTTTATCAATTGATGCAGAATTAAAAGAGCAGGGCGAAGATCCAAGTGATCCTTCTTTTTACGAAAAAGTAAATGCCCGTCTTAAAGAAGAATTACCATCTAAGTTTGGTGATAATGAAGTGTCGGAAAAGGCTACTCCGAAAAAGCCTAAACAAGTGGTAGCAGGAAGGTCGCATTCTCCTGTCTCTAGAAATAAAGTTAAACTTACAAAAGAAGATGTACGTTTAGCGGAAAAATGGAGCATACCTCTTGAAAGATACGCAGCTGAGAAAGCGAAAGCAGATAGATCTGATGGCGATTATACGACTGTCGTTTAACATACACACAATGCGGAGAAAGTAAATGGTTGAAGAAGTAAATACGGAAAAAAACGAAATAGATGAAAACTCACAACAAGTTGAAACAACTAATCGTAATATATCAAGAATGATGGAAGAAAGAGAGAACTTATCTCACGAAGCTATCATGTCAGCGATTGAAGATAATGATTGGTTACAGATTCCAGAAAGTATTAAGAATCAATTTCTTGATCAGGGGTTTGTTTTAAGGTGGATACGGATAATGTTAGATGGTCAAGAAGATCATCAAAACATTGGAAAGAAAGAACGTGAGGGTTGGACATTTGTTTTAGCTAAAGACTGTCCTGAGTTATCTTCTGGATTTAAAGTAAAGGAAGAAGGAAGTCTAGGTGGTTGTATATTACGAGGTGACGTAGCCCTCGCTAAACAACGAATAGAATACCACGAAGCTATACAGGCGCAACAAGCAAAGCGTACACAGCAAATGGAAGATGCCATATCTAATAGACTACATGGTGATCATCCTGACCGTAGAATGCCTATTTATGATTCAAGCAAACAGCGAGTGTCAACAGGAAAACAAGCTAAGTTTGACGCTTAATTTTTAACTTTTTTCTGAAAAGGAACTACTATTATGGCTTTAGCAAAAGCATATAATGGGGCTGTTCCAGTACGTAAACGAGGCAGTTCGTATAACACGATGGGAACCAATAAGTATCAAATTGCGAATACTTATGGTGATAACATCTTTCGTGGCGATCTTGTTAAAGTCAGTGCTGGATACATCCAACCTGTATCAGTTACAGCGGATCGACCAATTGGTGTGTTTCAAGGGGCGCAGTTTGTAGACCCTACATCGAAACAACCCACTTGGCTCAACTACTGGCCTTCTGGTACTTCATCGGCTGACGGATATGCATACGCACATGTTATGGATGATCCTGATGGTATTTATCAAATGCAATGTAATGCTACTGTTACTATAGGTGATCTAGAAACTCAGAACTTCTTTGTTGAAGTTTCTGCTGGAAATACCTATACTGGTCAGTCAGCATGGGCAGTTCAAGTTACTTCTCGTACATCCCTTTCAAATCCACTACGTATAGTTGGTTTGTGGGAAGTTGAGGGTAATGATTGGAATCAAGCTAATACTCGTGTATTAGTTCGTCTTTCTAATCATCTTGACTACGCTGCTTCAATAGCTAATTAAAGGAAGGACTGATTAAATGGCTATAAATCGCGCCAGTATTGGCAAACAGCTTCTTCCGGGCTTAAACGCAATCTTTGGACTTGAGTATGGTTCCATTGATGAAGAGCAAAAACCTCTTTTTGAGATAGAGAATTCTGATCGTGCTTTCGAAGAAGAAGTCTTAATGACTGCTTTCGGTGAAGCACCAGTTAAAGCAGAAGGTTCTGCCGTATCTTATGAAAGTGCCAGCGAAAGTTGGGCATCTCGCTATACGCATCAAACGATTGCGTTGGCATTTGCTGTTACGGAAGAGGCTATGGAAGATAACTTGTATGATACTTTTGCTAAGATTAGAGCAAAGTCTCTTGCACGTTCAATGGCAGCTACAAAGCAAACTAAAGCTGCTGCTATCTTTAACAATGGCTTTACCAGTGGACTAGGTGGTGACGGAGTTGTATTATTCTCTGCTTCTCATCCAGTACAAGCTGGTGTTCAAAGTAATCTTTTGACCGCTGCTGATCTATCTGAATCCTCTCTTGAAACTGCTGTTATACAGATTCAAAAGGCAGAAGATGATCGTGGTATTCTGATTGGAGCTATGCCTGTTTCATTGCATATTGCCCCTGATAATCAGTTTGTAGCACAAAAGATCTTAAAGTCTACACTCTCAACCACAACTGTTGTATACGGTAACAATCTAGCAGGTGTAGCTGGTAACGTTGCTGGTGTTACAAACACAAACGACATTAATGCTGTTCGTAGCATGGGTGTTGTACCACAAGGTGACTTTGTTAATCACAGGTTTACCGCAGCTGGTGCTTGGTTTGTGAAATCAGATGTGCCTAATGGTACTAAGATGTTTGTTCGCGCACCTCTTGGAACCAAAATGGAACCAGACTTCGATACTGGTAACCTCCGCTTTAAGGCTCGTGAGCGTTATAGCTTTGGTTGGTCAGATTGGCGTGGTTTCTACGGCAATGCTGGTTAATAACTAAGTTGGTTAATACGAGGGGGATGCTTGTTAAAACGGCATCCCTCTTTTATTATAGAGAGTAGATAATTCACATAAGGAATTAATGAAATGACTACAGCTATTAATGCAGTCTTTGTATCTGCTACCGTTACTGCAACTGACTATCCTACACGTATTAGAGGTGTTAGTTGGGGAACAGCAGCAGCTAAAGGAGACATGGTAGTACGTAACGGAAGCGCATCAGGTACTATTGTTTATAAGCAGTATCTTGGTGTAAGTAGTGCGTCAGATGTTTATGTTCCAGATTTAGGAATACGTGTAAGTGAAAAGTTACATGTTACCTTACCAACTGGTGCGTTTGCTACATTTTTGTTAGGATAAAACATGGCTAAAAAAAAGGGTGAGTGCGATTGTATATGTTGCAAAACAACAAGATACATTAACGGACTATATAAAAAAATATTTAAAAGATAGGCTTTAGTATGACAGTTTCAACAAGCCAAGATTTTAATTTAGATATTGATGAGATTATATCCGAAGCTTACGAACATTTAGGTGGACCTCCTTTTGTTGGAAATGATGGTATAACTGCAAGAAGATCTTTAAATCTTTTATTAAGTGATTGGCAGAATCGTGGTATTCTTTTATGGACTACTGAGTTTACCGACTTAGCTTTAGTTCAAGGAACAACAACTTACACTCTTCCTAGTACAACTGCTGCTGTTACTGAGGCAGTGTCACGAAGAGGTTCTAATGATATTCAAATGAGTAGGATTACAGCGGAAGAATATTTAAAAGTTCCTGATAAAACTACACAAGCAAGATGTCTTCAATATGCTACCATGAAGGGAAGAGATAACGTAAGTTTTATAGTTTGGCCTTCGCCTGAAAACAGTACAGACACTGTTCGTATGCATAGTATTAGAAGATTTTTTGACTTTGAAAACTCAACAGACACCGCAGATGTCCCATATCGTTACTTACCTTGTTTAACAATGGGTCTTGCTTATTATCTTGGTTTTAAAAGAATGGGCATACCAGCTACAAGAGTAGCAGCTTTAAAGATTGAATACGAAACATTACTATCTAATGCTATGGCAGAGGATAGAGAACGAGCAGCAATGCTTATTAAGCCTTCTATAAGATTTGTATAGGTAGTAGAATGAGATGGTAAGAGCTTATTTTATAAGTGATAAAAGTGGATTCAGATATCCTTATGAACAAAGGGTAAAGGAGTCTACAGGATTTGTTGTTGGGCCTGATGAAAGTGATGGAAATTATAATTTAGAAAACCACCCTCAAAATAAATCACCTCGTATAGGTGCAAAATATGTTTTAAAAGACGCAAGACCAGAAAAGATTTTAGAGTATGTTAGTAGTACATGGACACCAGCGCAATCAACAGCAATTCTAAATTATTTCCCTCAATTTGTATCAGGAACTACGTAAAGGTAAAAGGACGAAAAGAAAATGGCAATCACGACAGGTGTGAATAATCAATTTAAATCGGAGGTTATGTTAGCAGAACATAATCTTCAAAGTAATACACTAAAAGTTATATTAGTTTCATCTTCTCAGAATGTTTCTGCTGGTGGACCTAATACGTATGCATCCGTTACAGGACAATTAGCAAACGGTAATGGTTACACAACAGGAGGGAAAACACTTGCAACTGTTTCAGTAAGTACTGTTGACTCTTCAGGAGTTGTAGACTTTGCTGATGTAAGTTGGGCTGCTGCAACATTCTCTGCAAACGGATGTATTATCTATAATGACAGTCACAGTAGTAAAAGTGTTATAGCGGTATATGACTTTGGTGGAGAAAAATCAGCAACGAATGGTGAGTTTAAACTAGTTGTTCCAGCTGCAACATCGGCTAGTGCTGTTATCCGATTAAACTAAATTAAAAGAAAGGCAGTAATATAACATGGCTTTCGTTCTCAAAGATCGGGTTAAAGAAACAACTACTACAACAGGAACAGGTGCTGTATCTCTAGACGGAGAAACTGGAGGATTTCAAGATTTCAGCAGT